GTGTAACTTAAGCGAACTCAGCGAAGGTGTAACCGTTCACAAAATCATGGGTGACTTTGTTGTCACGAATGAACCACTGATAATCCTTTTGAAAGACTCCATCAGTGAATGCATTACAGAATTCATTGATGATAGCATTGAGACGTGATTTGGTCGTATTAGACTGCCAACCGCCATCGAACACGGTGACGAAATCATCGCCCACTTTAGCGATCAGGTTTCCATGTAGGCGAACCTCTGAGATGCCGTCCTGAGTCGTAACGGATGTGTTTGCTTTGGTCCAGTTGGCATTGCCCTGGATGGCGGCGTTCATTTGGGATTCGATCTTACGCATTTTGAAACTGAGTTGAATTGGTTTGTTTGGTATATGGCCAGTATAGGGCCAAAAGGATCAGTGCCGATCTGAGATGTTCCAGTTAGTGGATTGGACCTGATCGATCTCACCTGAGCGGATCGCAGCACGACGGGCATTCTCTGCCTGCTGCTGTTGACGGATCTTCTCCATGACGGTCTGCATCAGAGGGGAAGGGTTAGCAGAGGTGAGGAACATGCCGTCTGCTGATTTTTGAAGTTTGTTTGTCATGTGGCTATTGTAGGGCCTAAAGGGGTGGTTTGAAAGCGCCCTTGTGACGCTTATCCAATTGGTTCAGGCGGATGCCTTCTTGGCGTAATAGGACGCCAAACCGATGAGGTTGGATTCCTCAACGGTGGTAGGAAGTGGAAGGGTGCTCCACTTGTGGAAGGTCTTTCCTTCGTCTCCCTCATTCATGATATCTTCAATGAGGTTACCAGTGATCTGGCAAACGTTGGAACCTTGGTAGGTTGCCCCGAACTGGGCGGTGAGGATCGAAATCGCTTGTGTTTTATTCATATGGCTATGGTAGGGCCAAATGGGTCAAAAATCAATAGGGCTTGTGACGCTTATCCAATTGGTTTCAGGACCTTGCCCTGCTCCATGCTGTACGTCTTGAGTCGTTTGGTCGGTGGCACGTCATGGAGCTCAACCTGTTCGATCGTTGCCCGTTTGATGCTGATTCCGTTTGCCTTGTTGCCTAGGAGTCTGGTGGCTAGTTGGCGTGAGGTTCCTTGTGGGAAGGATACAAAGGACACCCATGGCTCTACCTTGTTGCGACGTGAGAAACGGGAAACTTTCAGGATCATGGTTTGAATTGGTTTGTTTGGTGATATAATGGAGGGTGATCCCTCAAAGATCCCAGATCATTTCATTCATCTCATCGGCATCGATCGCGGGATCGTTCCACTTTACACCGTCGCCAGTCTGACCGATGTAACGTCCAATCTGACCCTCAGTCATGCAGCGAACGAACTTATCCCAAGGGGTCTCCAGACCCTCACGGTAGATCACACATGCTTTCGCTGTGTTGTACAGGAATTCATCGTTCCCGATCCAAAGGGAAGCGTTCCAGGTTTCGTAGTTTGCCCAACCGTTCATGCTGTGTCCTTTGTTTGGTTTGTTTGGTATATGGCCAGTATAGGGCCACGTGGTGGGAAATCCTGCTGATTAGGGCCAGTTTACCCAACTGGCACATGGTTTTCTTTCTCTTTACTTCTCTGCAAAAATCTCAGTGAGTTTGGATTGCACATTCATTGCAATCTCTGCCTCAGTCTCACCATGGTCTTGATAATCTGCCATGGCATCATAAATCGCATCTAATTCCTCTTCAGAGAAGATTTCAAGGAGTTGGAGTTTGGGTTGCATTGTTTTAGGAAGTTTGTGTTACTTAGTGAAGAATCAGTTAATGATACGAATCAACCTACACATGCCATGGGAGCATACTCTGAGCGAGGCATTTTGTCGGTGTGGTAGTCAGTAACCGTAGCACCGCTAGCGATACGCTCTGCCCACTCATTACGTGCTGTGAGTGCTGTCACAGTGCTGTATGACTTGGCACCGTTATCATTGAATGTTACACGCTTGTTGAAACGACGAACTGTAACCTTCATTCCTTTGACTTCATCAGACTCTGCAATGAATGCCTCAGGGAAGAAATCAACGGTGCAGATTGAGTTGGTGAGTTGCATTTAGAAAAGTGAGTTTTTTAACTTGTGGCCACTATGGCAGATCTGAGAGGAGAAAGCAAGGGGGCTTGTGACACCTTGCCGACCGTCACATTCAATAATGATACTTACTGCCTGCATAGTTGAAGTCATCCATTGGGTCACCAGCTGGGTTCTCTAAAGTATACCTAACTGAATTGTCCCAATCTCCACGAACGATGTCATTTAACACGTTAAGAACATCTACCTGGCTTTCGGTGTTCTCATCCAGAATCTGAATGTATGCATTAAATGTTTCTTGAGTGACAGTCATTGATTGTTACTTAGTGACGAATGAGTTGTTAACAATATTCAAGAAAAAATCCCGAACATGGCTACAATACCAGAACGGGATTAGAATTCAAGGTATACTGTGACACTTCACGAACTGGCACAGGGCCCCTTGACAATTGTACTTGTTAACAATTAGAACATATTTTCTTGCATATTACTTACACTTGAAGACAAAGCTTCATCTCCTTCTAATCCTAATAGCTTTGCCCACTCATCATCATTACGTGGAAGCTCTAGGTCATCATACACGTACATGTCTAGTGTTACCTGTACCTGACGCTTGTGTGCAACAGACATTACGTGTGCCATAGGTGAGTGTGCATCTCGTACTAGTATATCATGCATAATGCTTGTATGCAAGCTCAACTAGATCATGTGTATCTCGTGCGTAATCCTCGTCGAGATCATATGATGATGTGTCGTATGCACATGTGTCATTCTCGTCGAGATCATCATAGAGTGATTCAATGATGTCATCTAGTGTGAAGTCTTCGTACATGAACTCTAGTCGAGATTGTATGTATTGATTATAGCAGTATATATGCAATTCTAGACGAGATCTATGATAAGTGTTGCATATCTAGTCGAGACCTTACTGAGAAAATTCTGATGAATCTCTGGGTTGACAAAGACTCTTTCCTCTGTTAGAACGGGCTTTACTCACAACGACTCCGCACATTACTAAGCATTTCTTCGCACATTCTATGAGGTTTTCTATAGGGTATTATTGGATAGTATCCAGAGAACAATTCTCAATAAGAAACATTTTTACCAGCCATATTTAATTAACCTTTTTTTAACTATCATCAATAGGTCTTTTACTACAACTTTCTTGATGTTTATACATCCAAGTATACGGTCTCCAATGATGTTTAGGAGGGAGACAACCACAGTATTTGCAAGGTTTTACGTTCCATGGATTACTTTTTTTAATTACCATTTATGTAATGGGCATTTTGCCGCATTTAACTTAGTTTTCATTCTCATAATACAACCACATTCTTTACATAAATCACGTCGTTTATTATATGAATCACAATCAAAACAAATAGATAAACGTTCCTTTTGGCTAGTATTCTCTGCGAATAGACCTTCATCTAACTGTTGTATAACATCTTTGGATGTAGTAAGTAAAGATTTCATTTGTATGCCAAGAAGTCTGAGTTCTTCTTTATGTTGGTTTAACCTCTCTTTGTTATCCATTTGATGGTGGTACTTGTATAATGATTTATGTCTGTGGATTCACCTTAGAAAGTTCAGTTGTTTGATTCAGGGTTTTGTTTGTATCTCTATCTGCTATTGCGAGGATATAACAAATCAGACCAACAGTAATAAAAATAGATGAGAGGAAGATGGTAGTAAACTTCATGATTGGGGTAAGAGTTTAGATGATGAAATGATCAATAGGAATGTAAGCATGATGACTACATCCCATGACTTAGTTCGGATAAAGAATGGAACAGAGATCGCATCACCAATGAACTGCATGATGACACCTAATTGAAGATTGACATGGAGAATGATGAAGTATGCAGTGACCACAAGAAATGATCCTACAATTCTACCAATGGTGTCAATCTTCATTTTCATAATGGAGTATAATCAGAACCAGCATATTCTTCTAGGTTAAAATCAACAACTGTCGAACCATTATTGATTCGTTGTTGTGCATCATACATTGCTTCAGATTTAGTCACAGTACGAAATGAAGTCATTGCTTGTTCAACACCAGGATGCCAGCTTATACGTTGAACAAAACGCTTACCTGTTCCGACTGGAAAATAATCAACTTGAACAGCAGAATCAACGAGTTGCATTTTAGAAATGAAAATGTGTTTGTTGCTAGTTCCTATCGCCGCTGACTCTGAACTAGCAAGGGAGTCACCGCAGTTGAGTAGTATTTCTCTCAACTTAGCCAATATACATCAGATTGGGATCCTGGTCAAGGGGTTTATACAAAGAATGCCTCTAATCCTTGATATTGAATCGGCATTGATGAATATGGTCGTGTATCTTTAACATCAACTACCTTTCCTACTTTCTTATGATTGATTGGTGAATGGTATTGTTGTTTCTTTGTATTGTAGAATCCCCAAATGCAACGAATGTCATTACCACCGTTGTAACTAAAGCCAGGATTACATACAGTCCAGATTGCAACAACATTACTTTTAAACTGTACCGTTTCATATCGGTAGCCTGTTGGTGGTTCATGTGGGAAATCAATTGGAAGTTCAATCATTCTTTTCACTATCCAGTATATTTTTCACAAACTGTAAATTGTAATTGGGTTGCATTAACTCTTGAAGAATTGATTCTTCATCACTATTCCAAAAGTCTTCCCAATCTTTAGGGTCAGTGGTATCTTGAATGTTTGTGTTGATCATGACAAAGGGATTCGTTGGATAGAACTAGTATAGCACCTTACAGGCGCTTCTGATGGCAGCCAGGCTAGTTTATTAGTTTGCCCACCGCTTGTGTTGGTTGAAGTTTGCAGCACTGAAGATCTCACGGTCTACAAGTTTGATCATGTCACCATACTCATCTGAGATAATGAAACCCTCCTGCTTGATTTCCAGACCATTGATGTATGATCTTGGGGCATCACTGATGATCAAAGAATCCATCAGATCCTCCTTCATTTCAATCACCATCATATACAGATTGGCAAGATACTTGCAACCGAAGATCTCAGTAAGTAATGCATCGTTGATCTCTTTGCCTTCCCTGATGAATGCATTGATGATCTGTTTGCAGACCTTTGCAGTCTTCTCATCAAGAAAGTTGACAACATCTCTGTTGATGTTAGGTGCCGAAACACCCTCTGGTTTGATACGATCAACACAAGGCTGCACCCACTTGACCTTTGAACTATCATCAAAGAGTTGCAACAATGGGAATGCAGTCATCTCTCTAAGATCATTTTGCTCATCCATGTCAAAGTAGAAAGTATGAGGAGCAATAATGATCTTTTGAGTTACAAACTCATTGAAAACATATGTGATAGTATTTTGACCGAACTTGGTGCCATTACCCCAACCAATGAAATCACCCTGATAGACTTGATTCACCCGTGGAAGATACTTGAAGCAGGCATGAAGAATCTCTGCCACTTCATCATCATAGAATTGATCAATCTCATCGTGAGAGTGAGCAACACGAATCTTTTTCTTGTTGAACACAGCTTTGGTGCCAACAAAGAATGTACCAGTTGCAGGATCAGTTCCCCATACAATTGCAGGAGAACCGTCCATCTTCACAGAAATGTGTGAAGGATTGTAAATAAGGTCAATAGCAGACAGATCACCAGTCAGAATAGAATCTTCAATGTGTTCGATGTGCTTGTTCTGCATTGGGTCCGTTTCCTTTACTTGATTATTATAGACGATTGCCTTGCGGTCTGGGGAACTCATCGCCCAGTTCGGGAATTGGCCTGTGACCTAGAACTGCCTCCAATGCCGCAACGGCATGATCCTTTCTTTTACCGTGATAATCAATCAGATCTTGAATACAATCACGAAGATCCTGATAGAATACATCAATACTTTCTACGTCACCATTCGCTCTACCTTCATTGAGATACTCATCGATGGATTCAGCTAGACGACCCTTACGTTGCTCTTCAAAAGATTGATTTGAGGGAATGAATGGGGCATTTTCAAAACCGCTATTGTATGGACTGTTCATAGTAGAAATCACTGCTTACAAAAAGGCATGTACAACTCAGATTGATGTGGATGTTCATGGTCTACGACAAGACCAGGGATGAATGGATGGCCAAATTCCCACAAAACAGTGGCTACAAGACCAACAAATAGATACTTCATTTGACTAAGAATTGTTTTTCATAATTTAGCAAATCTTGAGGAACGATATCTCCAACATTGCCATCATATTCTACAGCATCTTTCCATTGTTGTCCAACCTTCTCATACAATTTGATGCTAAGATGCTTGTACTTTAGATTGGTGGGAATATAAACCTTGTAATTACTTCCATCATTATCTGTCAACATACTCAACTGCTTGTTCTCATCCTTGGTGACACATACTGTGGTTCTTGCCAGATTGAACAGATTCTCAAAGTTTTCATAATCTTTCAGATACACATCTGGATTGTCCATAATCATCCTGGCGATGAATTGTGGAGACAAGCAATGATCATCTGTACGCTTTTTTGAGTCATTCAGTGCTTCTTCACTGATCAACCCAGTGCGATTGTATCCTGAACAGAACACAAGATCATAGTAGATGCGCGTGATTGGACGAAAATAGTCAGGATCATTCCATAGCTCCGCGTTGGCACAAAGTGCATTGAAAGCAGCGCGGCAATAAACTCTCCAGTCTTTCATTTGTTTGTTTTGGGATAAGCAAGAAAGTAAATGCTATTCAAAATATCACTGTACTCTTCATAAAATTTACTACCTACGACCTGACGCTGCTGATCTTTACGAACAGCGTCAAAAATAAGTCTCCAGTGGCGCTGATTAAATTCGATCATGATTCAAGCTCCTTGATAGTATGCATTACGGTAAAGATAACCACCAGTCCATTCACAATTCTCAAGCACAAATTCACGTTCTTCAATGATCAAGAGGTTGAAACGAACACCTTTAGCTGGTGCTTTGATTGATGCTGGTTTGTAGACCTCACCAGTCTTCTTATCAATGAAGGCATGAATTGAATCACGCCTACCATCGATAGTCATAAAAATCTTGTGATACTTACGACCCACGGAATCAAGAT